AGTATTTATATGGTAAGATGAAAAGTTATAAAGGTTTATATCGTCCCACTAATCCTAAAAAGTATGTGGGTAATACAAAGCAAATAGTGTATCGTTCTAATCTTGAACGTAAATTTATGCTATATTGTGATAGAAATGACAGTGTTGTTCAATGGGCGAGTGAAGAATTATCTATTCCTTATAAATCACCACTTGATAATAGAGTTCATAGATACTTTCCTGATTTTCTAGTTCGAACTGACAAGGGTAAAAAGTTTTGTATAGAGATTAAACCCTCTCGTCAATGTGTAAAACCAAAAGCATCTAAACGCAAAACAAAATACTCTATTCGTGAGAATATAGAATACGCAAAGAACATTGCTAAATGGAAATCTGCGAAAAAATATTGTGCTAACAATAATATGGAATTTAAAATAATTACAGAAAAAGATTTAGGTAGTTATTAATATCGAACAAAAGAGGTAAACATACTACCTAATATAGTATTAGGGTCCATGACAGAGGTTTGACCATTACTACTTAAATCTTGTTTCATAGCATTGGTGGTATTAACAACACTAGTTATTTGTGCCTTTTTTGCATCTACTACTGCTTGTGCGGCATCAACCTCTCTTTGTTCTTGTACAAGTTGATTTTTTAAATCTTGTATTTGTGCATTATGTTTTTGTTTCATTTCTTCAGTTCGTGTTTGTATTTTTTGATTAACTGCTATTAATTTATTAAAATCATCTGGTTCTGCTCTATTCATTAACTGATTTCTTCTCGAAAACAATGCTCTTTGAGTGGATTGGATTACTTTATCAATATCCATACCTTCTAACATTCCAATTTTATCCTCAAGTTTCATAACATCGCCTCTTTCATCCGCCAAATCACCTTGTACATCACGCAAATCTTTAGTCATCTCAAATAATTTCATTTCACTTTCAAATGCTTCAATTTCTTTTTCGTCTACACCTGCCTTTCTTGCATATCTTTTATAATCCTCTACACCTGTTGCATCTTTTAAATATGCAAATGGTAATGCTTGTGGATTTGCCTTTTTAATTACTTTCTCAAATCTTGTTTTTACGGCATCTTCCGCAAAATATCTACCTATACCAGACATTTCAGAAGGGTCTGGCGTGGCATCCATTAGACCTAATCTTGCTAATAATGGACGTAGTTTCTCTTTTAGAGTAAAAAATGCAATACCTAATCCTATTACACTACCAATCAAAAGAGGTAAAGATGCCACTAATATTCTAAAAAAACCACCTACTTTTTTACCTGCTTTATTTAATTTTTCTCTAATTGTAAGTTGCTCTTTTATTTCACCTGTTTCATCTTTTTTTACTTTATTACTTTCTTCACCTTGTTTTATTTCACCTGCTTTGACCCTATCTAATTTTTTTTCAATATCTGATTTTGTTCCAAACCCTAATCTCCTTCCTATACTGGCAATACCAGCATATGCTTTTTTCATTGTAAAAGGTATAAGTTTTAGTGGTTTTAAAAATTCTTTTATCAATCCTATTGCAGGTGCAAATGCACCTGTAAATTGTCTAAATAAATCTTGTATAGGTTGAGGTGTGATACCTGCAAAAAAGTCGCCTATATCATCTCTTCGTTCACCTAATGTCTTACCCATAAAAGCAAATTCAGACAAACTTCTTTTCATATTTTCAAACGCCTCAAAATTAAACATACTTTTTTCATAATTTTTATTTATTTTTATACCTTTATCTTTTATCTTTTGAGTTTCATCAAAAATTAAATCTTGTTCCTTGTTTATTTCTTGTATTCTTGCTCTTGCTTTATCTCCTCTTTCACCTTCATCTTGTGCAAATTTTGCCTCTCTTTTTAGTATTCTCTCATTTTCCTCTGTTTTCTTTTCTAAAAATGCTAAATTCTCTTCTTCTTTAATAATTTGCTCTCTTTTTAATGGCACTGTTCTGTTATTGAATATATCAATCTCAAAACTTAAACCTTGTCTTCTATACATTTGTTGTTCTTTTATTAGTGCTACTTCATTCTTTTGCATAGTTTCCATCATCATTTTAAAATTTTCACCTTTATCACCTAAAGTGTAAGCAATTTCTTCTAGTGAGAGTAGTCCATCATCAATAGATTTCTCCATTAGGCGATATGCCTCTACCATACCTTTTTCAGTGGTTGCTAACTCGGTGATTTGCTCAACTGCTTGTGTTTTTAGCATCTCCGTAGAAGAAACTATCGCCTTTCCTGCTAGTGCTACAGAACTCTCTATTTTAGGTCCTATTGTTTCAACTATTGATGTAAAATTATCTGATAATTTTTTATTAACTTTAATGGTAGCAAGATTATCTTCTGCATCTTTTAATTTATTTTGATACTCTCTTCTTATTGTGTCTTGTTTTTTTAAAAAATCTTCAAGAGATTTTAATTCTTTACCTTTTGCATCTTTAACTTTTTCATTTGCCTCTTGAATAGTTTTTTCTAAATTTGCTAAATTTTTTTGAGCAGTCTTTTGACGCCTTGTTGCTTTTTTCAATACCTCATCATAAGATTCTACACTTTTAGAAATTTCAACAATTTTTTTAAGTGTAAACTCTTGTGCTTTATCTATCTCTTGAGGGTTTATTGTCATTTATTTTCTCGACATATATGCTTGTGCCCCAAAGTAGAACCCTACAATTGATGCTTGTGCTATGTAAAATAAACCTAATAAGTCAGCAAGAGCATTAACTCTGGTATCTGACATAATAGGTGTAAAAAGAATAATTGTGAATATTATCATACTAGCAATAGCAATCCAACTCATTCTACGTTGTGCGTCTGCTTTTTCTTCTCGCAACTCAAGTTCTAATATCTCTTTTGATTTCGTCATCTCTTCATCTGTGATAGTTCCGTCACCATCAAGGTCAAACTTATCATAAATTGAACCTGACTGAAGTTTTTTTACTGTTTTGCTTTCTTTAACCATTAAACATCCTTCAACTATTTATAACTTACCTTGTTCTCTTAGTTTTTCATTTTGTTCTTTTATGTAATTGTTCAACATACTAACATAAATATCTCTTTCCCACGGTATCATTGACATAATTTCTGTCAGTGAGTATCTGTGATGTTGCATCAATTGAAAATTTAAATCCATGAATGCCTCTAAGGTGTTATGAGAGAGGCAAATTAAAAAAAATCGTTCAATCCTCTTAATACAACAGTGCTTTTAACTTTAGTCTTTGGGTTTTCTAACTCAAATTCTTGTATTAAAGTCGGCATTGAGTTGAAAAACTTTTGTACTTTTTCGAACTGACTTTGTTTCATTGATTCAAAAAACTCTTTTAGTTCATTCTTCTCCATATCTTTTCTGTGATAGATGGTTTCACCCTCAAATATGTGGTCGACACAAGTAGATAATAAGTCAAATATTTTTTCTACATCTGTGCCTCTCACATCAACACCTTGTGATGCCATCTCAAAAGTAGGATAGTTGAATACAACTCCTAAATTTCGTTTCTCGTCTATTATTATTTTATTTGTATGTTCTTCATCTATTTGTACATCAATTTTTGTTAAATCAATCTTTGTAGGTACAACTGTTTTTAAATCATCTTGACATATTAAATTTGTTGTGACTATCTCACCAACTGATTTTGCTCTTATTTGTAATAAAATGTATTCAATGTCAAACACTGGTAATTTTTTAACATTTAATTTATTAAAAGTACAAGCATCTATTAAATTGATTGTTGCGTTAGCAATCTCTTTGTCTTCTTTAGATTCTTGCGCCATCAAAAGTATTTTTTCTTCTTTTACCAAGAAGGGTCTGTATTTAATGATATCATTAGTTGATGGTAAATTCAACTCATAGGTCGGCGTATCAAGTTTAGGTAACTGCATAATATCTCCATTCTAAAATTATTATTATATTCCTACTATATTTTTTATAGCACCTGTATTTAGTGACACATCACCAAAGGGTGATGATATTCTACCATTTAGTATTGCAAGTAATGGATTTTGCACACTAAGTTGTTGGGCGGCATTTCTAAATGGTCGTCTTAAAATTGGTGGTAGTTTCGCCGCAATACCACCTATAATTCCGTCTGGCACACCTTCGTAAATACTATTAGGATTTTGTGTCATTTTACTACTTTTCTTTGATAACTGTCCATCATTATCAATAGCATAATTTTCCCAATAACGATAAGAAAATGTAACAGTGATTGTGCCAATCGCATCTTTCTGGTCAAATCCTAAATTTACACTACCTACACTTGTAGGAAAACAGTCCCATAAACGAATTGCATTACATATATCATCACCAGATGCTCCAGAGTTTACATCTGTTAAAAAATTTCCTAATTGAAATATCTCTATATGACCCACATAATTATCATAATACTCAAAGTTATGTGACTCTGTATTATATGCCGCCTGTTGCCACATTTCGAAAAAGTTTCTTGTAAGCATTAATTTATCACAATAAAATGTCGCAGTAATGTCAGCATACTCAACATCATTTACAAATTTTCTTGCAGGTGATGATGCAAATTGAATACTTTTTTGAGTCATCTTTCTATCAGGTATCTCAATTTTACTACAAAATGCTTGAACATCTCTAACTAACTGACGGGCACCTTTATGTAAATTAGGAAAACCACGAAATTCATCAGTGCTTGGTGCATTATTAAGAAAAGTTTCATGAGGATTGTGCATTACTTTCGGTGGTATAATATTAACATAAAATCTATTAGGTCTACTAAAACCTTCAGCAGAATTTACTTTCGCCATAAAACGACCTAATACAGACTCTGGATTAGGACCTGGTCTATTACCTAATCTAGAATCTCTTGTTATATTTTTTAGAGATTTATCTCTATCGAAAACAGCACCAACATCAATAGTACCGATTCTCTTATTTATTTTCATGAAACCCATTTATTTTATCCTTAACACTTTATGAACAAACCACTTGATTAGGTCCTTTATTTTGTCTATAAAATACATATTTATAATATGTTTTACAATTCTCACTACAATTAATATAGGTGACGTTAGTATATCTGCAAGTAATATAAACGCATCTACACATACATCAATTATGTTATCTGTGGTACATAATTTATTGTATCTGTCTTTAATGCGTTGTCTAAAACTCATAACATTTCTCTACTGTCCCTATATACTGTTCTTGCACCTGCTTTTCTAAATTGTGCGACAGGTAAGAATACTGCTATTGGTGCCTGATTTGCGTTAATTCTCAAAAAATTAGACCTTGTTTGTGTGTAAAGATACTTTTTAATTGTAGGTTTGACAAATTTGTTCTTTTTCAAATCATCATATGAAACATCTATTCTTGTTGACTGATTAAATTTTGAATTATTAGTAAACTCCTGTAGAGTTTCTAAAAATCTTAATCTCAAAGCAGGTGGTAAATAGTGAAAATTGACACCTAAAAATCCACCTTTGATTGTATCTATTGGTAATACTAAAGGAAATACATCATAGTATGGTAATCTAGTTTTTGTTTTAGGGTCATACAAAAACATATTTAGTCTACCACCACTAGGTCTATTATTTAAAGTGCCATCTCTTAATAATTTACCAGCAGTAATTCTATCTGTCAAATTTGCAATTTGACTTTTGTACCAAGATTGTGATTTTAAAGTATCACCTTGTTTTTTAACTATGGGGTCTAATATACTTACCATGATACTATTTATATGAAAAAAGGGATACCGTTACCAGTATCCCTTCAAGTTTAGAAGTGCGAGAGAGATTTAATCATCATCTGCTAATTTCGAAAAATAATCCATAGTATCATCACCTTCACTAGCAGTAGATGTTACTTCTTCACTTTTTGCTACACCGTTAGTTTTAGGTGGGAGGTCTGTTTGACTAACGTTTGAAGTAGCAACTCCCGTACCCATAATTGTCCTATTCAGTTTCTCTTTGAGTTCATCATAAGACTTAAAATTACTAGGGTCCGTGAATTCTTTTAGAGGATATTGTTTCTGCCATATTGCTTTGATATCATTATCATTGTCAGCAATAGAGGATACACCCTCAAATTCTGATTTATCATAGTTCCAATAACCATCAACTTTTCTAATCTTCAGTTTAAAGTTTGCACCTTTCCAGAAGTCAAATGGGTTGATAGGTGTTTCGTCTTCGAATTGTGGTTTCATCGCCTCTGTAATCTTATCAAATATTTTTTTACCGAACTTATATAAGAATACTTTACCTTCGTTCTCTGGTCTTTTAGGGTCAGACACTACATAGACGTTTGAGTAGTATGATAATTTTCTTTTTCTCTTTCTTGCAAGGTCTTTGTCAGTATCAACACCAGTGTTCCATAGTCTTGTGTTCTCTTCAGACACCGGGTCTTTCTGATTTAGAGTTGTAAGAGAGTTCTCTATATACCATCCACCAGGTCCTTGAAATGCGTGTGACCATAATCTTGCCCACGGCATATCTTCACCTTCAGATGCAGGTAAAAATCTTAACACTGCATAACCATTACCTGATTTATCAAGTTCTGGTTTCCAGAGTCTATCGTCTTGATATTTACTTTTATCGTTACCTTTATCTTCGGGATTTAACTTTTCTTCTAGTGCTTTGGTCAAAGCATCAAAGTTGCTAGATGATTGTTTTAATGTTTCAAAATTCATATATTCTCCTTATTAATTGTATTGTTGTATTTGTGTTGCCTATATTGTCGGCATCAGTATTATTTATACGAATCATAATGTCTATTACTATATCAAATTTATCGCCTGTTGTCAATGCTTATTTTCTTGCAAGTAATCTATTTCCATCATACCACCTTTTGTCAATATTCTTTTGTAAATCATCATAAGTAATATACACTAAATTTTTATGTCCTCTTAATTGTGGTTGTTGTCTGTTAACTTTACAGTCATTGTTTATAGGTTCTCTATTTACTTTGTAAAATGCTATATCAGGATTTTCTCTAATTAAAGCATTGAGTTGTATCAACCAATTGTTAGACGGTGTTTCTTTATGATTAACAGGACTGTAGTTATTTGTGCCTTTGTATAAATTATTAATTAAATGTGTTTTACTATTTAAATCGTGACCTAATAAGTAAACTTGTTGTGGTTCTTCTCTCTTTATTGCTAACCATATAGCAGTTGGACCTGCCGCCCACCCTAAATCTTGACCACCTTGTACTTCTTTTATGCTTTTTACTTTATCGTTTTGTATCCACGATATACAAGTCTTAAATGATTTTTTGAATTGCTCTAATTTAGTTTTATCTTTCATAACTGCTCTCGCCATACTTATTAATGACGTACCACCTAACACAAATTTAGTTGCATTACCTCTTTTATTTTCTTTTTTCAAGTTTAATGTTTCTATAAAATCAATTACTTTTTGGTCTTCAGTGCCATACACTGTTATATTATAATTCTCTACTTTATTCTGATGCCAGTTTCTAAAATAGCATTCATTTTCAAATGCATAACCACTATGATATATCTCGTGTATTATACCTTGGTCAACTGCAACCAAGACATCAGGTGTAAAATCTCTATACAGAGCATTACACCCATAAATCTTACCGTGTGGTTTTAAAGCACTAAGATTTACATCTTTTCTACTCTCACCATTACCTAAACAAAATACTCTTCTCATTCTTTATCTAACAAATATTTACTACTCATAGGAAACTGGTC